TTACATCACTGGACAATCATCAAACTCACCAGAACGAGCATCGTTGATGCAGTACGTGATCACCCCAAACACCGGCCGCGATGTATCCGACACATCGTCTTTCATCGGTAACGGCTCCCTCCTTCCATTTTCTGGGTTTTCCAGGCAAGGATGCGGTAGCGTCCTGTAGCGCATAATCCTGAACTCACCATCAACAGCACAGACAAGCAGAGAACCATCCTTCGGCGTCAGCGACGAGTCGACGATAAGCATAGCGCCCTTCATGATCCCGGCGCGCAGATATGTCGTGCCGGCTACCATCATGTACGTGGCTGATGGATGAGCGATAAGACGCTTATCGAGTGATATGCGCTCTTCAACGTAGTCTGCTGCAGGACTTGGGAACCCCATAATGCACCTCCGATAAACACTGTATGAACATACAGTATAATTAATCATTGGGGGTGATCAATGGTTGATCAGGTGATAAACTTCAGACCTTTCCGAATTGACTGATTTATATAATGTTAAAGCTCTTTGCTAAGTACACATCAATCGGCGTCATAAACACGCTCATTCACTGGGTAGTTTTCGCTATTTGCATATACGTGTTTCACACAGGTCAGGCACTTGGAAACTTCGCCGGTTTCGTCTTGGCGGTGTCGTTCAGCTTCTTCGCAAACGCCAGGTTCACCTTTAAGTCTTCGACAACTACGATGCGCTACATGCTCTACGTTGGATTTATGGGAACACTAAGTGCTGCTGTAGGTTGGGGCGCTGATAGATCTGGCATGGCCCCTATTATCACGTTAATCATCTTCTCCGCCATCAGTCTGGTGTGCGGTTTTATCTATTCAAAGTTCATTGTCTTTAGGGATGCGAAATGAAAGTTTCTCTGGTCGTTCCCGTCTTCAACGAAGAAGACGCCATACCTATTTTTTATAAAACGGTTCGGGAATTTGAAGGGCTTCAGCAGCATGAAGTCGAGATAGTCTTCATAAACGATGGCAGCAAAGACGCTACAGAATCAATTATCAACGCGCTTGCTGTTTCCGATCCGCTTGTGGTCCCGCTGTCATTCACAAGAAACTTCGGTAAAGAGCCTGCGCTATTCGCTGGCCTGGACCATGCAACAGGTGAGGCAATAATCCCAATTGATGTTGACTTGCAGGACCCAATTGAGGTCATTCCACACCTGATAGAGAAGTGGCAAGCCGGGGCTGATATGGTCCTTGCTAAACGCTCTGACCGCTCTACTGATGGACGACTCAAACGCAAGACCGCTGAGTGGTTCTACAAGCTGCACAACAAAATAAGCAACCCGCAGATAGAGGAAAATGTTGGCGACTTTCGCCTGATGTCTCGGGATGTTGTTGAGAATATCAAGCTAATGCCTGAGCGAAACCTTTTCATGAAAGGCGTTTTGAGTTGGGTTGGCGGACGCACTGACGTTGTTGAATACGCCCGCGCAGAACGTGTTGCCGGGGATTCTAAGTTCAATGGCTGGAAGCTGTGGAACCTTGCATTAGAGGGCATTACCAGTTTCTCAACTTTTCCACTGCGCATGTGGACGTATATCGGTTTGTTCGTTGCAGGCATGGCCTTTATCTATGGCGCATGGATGATCGTCGACACGTTAGCATTTGGCAATCCGGTTCGCGGCTATCCATCAATGCTGGTTTCAATACTTTTCCTTGGTGGGGTTCAGTTGATAGGCATAGGTGTTCTTGGGGAGTATATCGGAAGGATTTATGTTGAAGTTAAGGGAAGACCGCGATACATCATCAAAAATAATGAACCAACAAACAAGTCTTAAGGTGTTAAAATGCTTCGTTTCAATTTAGACAAAAAGCTTTTTTCAATGATAATTCTTATTTCATTGATATTCTTCATTCCTATTATTTTATCAAGTCACTATTACGTTGATGATTTAGGGCGATCTATTTACGGCTATTCAAAGTGGTCTGAGAACGGCAGGCCTCTTGCCGATCTTTTATTTATATCTTTGAGCTTTGGGCCTCAACTACCAGACATCTCGCCTCTACCGCAATTGCTTGCCTTGAGCATCCTATCGCTAAGTGTTTACTTTTCTGCAAAAGCATTCCTCACTGAATTTGACGGGTACGTTGCTGCCATCATTGCAATGGTTGCAATTTCAAGCCCATTTTTGTTGGAAAATCTATCATATAAATATGATGCCTTCCCAATGTCGATATCCGTGCTGTGTGCGATAATTCCTTTTGCAGTAAAAGCCGTAAAATTAAAAAAACAATTTCTATATTGCTGCGCTTCTGTAATTCTAATTTTGTGCATCTATCAGGCATCAATTAACATATATATAATATTCGCTATTTTATACGTATTAAACTTATTTAGATTAGGCGACACTCGCAATGGATTATTATCAATAATCGCATCCATTGGCGGATTGGCTATTAGTTATATTATATATTCAACATTCATTTCGCCGTACTTTTTAGTTGGCAGTTATAATCTAAGGCATAGTGAACTTGCGACCTCAGGAATAAATGATGCCTTAACTGTTTTATCACGTAACATTTCCGAATTTGGAAATTTGCTAAGTCTTGTTGTTACTACGCCATTTATAATCTTTTGCGTAGTGGTGTTAACATTATCTTTAATTGCGTTAATAAAAATAGCGTTTGTTAAATGCAGTTCCTCTAAGCCTGAGAAGATAATGAAGCTTTTAGTCATTGTATTTTCTCCATTGGCCGTTTTTTGCATGATAACAGGCCCCATGATGCTCCTGAGGGACCCAGTACTATCTCCCAGGGTTCTAATGGCATTTGGAACTGCATGCTTCTTCTTTGCGGTACTTTCTACCTGGGCCTTCTCTCGCACAAAGCTTTATAAATCATTATGCGGTATTTTGTTTACAGTCTACGCCCTATACTCCCTGGGGGTTTCCTATGCTTACGCGAACTCACTCAACAATCAAGAAAAGTATGAGAATGCGATAATTCAATTTATGATGTCTGACTTAAACAGCCTTGGCTTGAGCAGTTATGAATTTATTGCTTTCAAAGGCGGAGTGGCGTTGTCACCAGAAGTTCGGATGGCAGCCAAAAAATACCCAGTAATTTCAAAGCTTATACAGCCAACAATAAATAATCAATGGGTGTGGGGACATACCCAAATGATGCATTTCGATTTAGATAAAAAATTCCAAAGCTTTGATTATCACATGTCACTTAAATCTAGTTTATGCACATTTGAAAATGTCAGAAACTCAAACAACTATAACATTTTAGTTGATAAAAAAAGCTCAACTATTGTGTTTGATTTCACGAAGAAAGAGTGTAAATAGTTTTTGAAAGCCCCCCCCCAACATAATCTGCAGGGGGGGTATATTTAAATGCTGCTGGTATATGTAGCCCCCGAGAAAAGGTTTTTCCATACCTTGGTTTGCACCAACACCCTTCCAGCCCCACAGGAAAGAGAGGTATTCAGGTTATGTACGCTCGCACCATCTACGGATGTGAGAAGATCAACGTTACATGGGATATTGTGAACGCCTGGCGTTGTTTTGATAACACCGCCAGAGTTTGTGCCGATAGTGTTAAACCCGGTTTCCAGACTACCAGACAACGTAATTGCTCCACCACTTGCAAAGAATGCGGTCTGAGCGCCAGTATCGTTAATACGGCGACAGTTAGACATTCTCACCGATAGAGTTGAACCAGTAACCTGTGCGATACGGCCTTCGCCGTCACAAGTGTAATTTGTCAAGTTTAGCTCAGTGCCGCCAGTCATAGCAGATGTGATATGGTTCCACCCACGCTGGCCGCGTAGCTGATACACATTAACCCAGTTTGCGCGTGTTACGGTGCAACCTGCTATTAACCGAGCTATTTGACCATTGTTTGTACTTACAAAATTACATGCAACATTTTCAATGTTCATATTTGTTATTGTGCCACGATTCACAACAACGGCAGAGTTGGCATTATCCTGGAAAATTATATTACCATTCTTGATTGTCAGGTTATCTACGGCTAATGTTGACGCGTTATTTACGCCAAATATGGCGAACGCAGAGCGCGGTAAGCCGTCTATAACTAAATCGTGTATTACCGAGCCGAAGGTGCCAGCGAAATAGACGGATTGCTGTGCATCGTTTTGTGAGCGTAAGTTTCTGATCAATAACGTATCAACTTCAATGCTATACCCAGAGGTACCAAACCCCCTGTCATTAATCTCAATTGCTGCGAATTCTGACCCAGTGCTACCTGGCTTAGCAAAGATGTTTTCGATGGTCAGGTTTTTAACAACCGTCTTTGTTAAGTTTGCATCGCCCCAAACTCGAACAACACACTGTTCAGTATCTCCATAAATTCCTGAGATGCGGAAGCGAACAAAGTTACCAGTTCCATCTCCTGTAATCTTTACTGCGCAATGAGCGTAATTACAAAATAACCCTTCAGCGTCTACATCAGAAAAATCACCAGGCTCACTTATATTGTAATTTGCATAGTCACCAATAGTAAAAGCCAGCATATCATCGCCAGTTTTACCCTTAAGGTTCCGAATGTAGGCATGGCGGATTGGTGGCTGGCAGTGCAGTCCATCACTATTGGTGTCGAAATTCAATCCAACAGCAGTTAAGTATGTGACATTACAGACCAGCCATGCATATTTGTTAGCGCCAATAACCTTTATACCACCACCAATTTTTAGGCTGGTTATTCCTTTAAGGATTGACGCCATCGATCCAAGGCCGACAACAGTCTGATTGGCCCCATTATAATCGATTGTTCCTGAACCCCAGATCTCGATATACGCATCTACGGCTGAGCTATTTGCGTATGAATAGTTATTGAAAACAGGTACATTTGAGCCGTTAGCAAGTTTTATCGTTACTCCTGGGCCAATCCACAAGCGGGTTCCGCTTCTAAGTACCCATGTTCTATCAGTGATATATGTACCCGGCTTCTCGAAACGAATATCCCCGCCCGCGGCAAACATAGCATCCAGACCGGAGCCAATGATGTTTGTGGTGCTTGGTTCAATACCATACATCTGAGGGGTGCGGTATTGAAGGGCAGAACCGACTGTACCAGCAGGATAGACAGATCCTACCGACAATCCAACCAACCCGGCACCACTTGTAGCCGCCAGCGCAGCACGCAGAGAAGCATCCCCTACTCCGATCCACGCTCCAGGCGCAATACCACCAGTGCTGGCTGGTGTTGAATTGGCCGGAACAACTTTCGGTCCGGAAGCAAACGAACCAGTCCATTTGTAATATTCGCCGTCGGCAGTGTTCAGCAGCACCTCATTCGGGTTGTTGATTGTCGCGCCGGTGGTGAAGGTCTTCCCGGTAAGGATAACGTAACCGAAGGCGTTCATGGCCTGCTGCGCGAGGTAATTGATGCCCTCGATGGTGTAGTGCTTCTGATCAAAGCGATCAGTGTAGGTCCATCCCATCGAAGTGACGAACTCGTCAATTTTCCCTGCGTTAAATTTGAAATCGAACGGAGATTCGCTTGGTACTGGCAGATTGGTTGGTTGCGTGGCCATATTTATTCCATAAAAAAGCCCGGCGCGGTGTCCGGGTCTGGTTGGTCGGGACGGTTCTTATTGATAGATGGCGTCGCTGTATTCCGCGACTGTAAGAGATACCGTGTTATCGGTGTTCGGCTTGATGCTGTTGACTGTCCATAGCTGACTGTCCAGTTCCTCCACTGTCGCAATGAGATAGCGTGACGGGAGCTGCACAGTGTCTCCGTTCCATATGTTGAGCTGAATATTGGGTATTGCCGCGGTGAATCCATATTTCGTGTCGCTGCGAGCCGTAGCCGGGTAACGCAGTGTCGGGTTGCCCAGACTGTCGGTCACCAGCACATACATCGAACCAGTAAACGTGATCGGCTCGCTGGTATCGAAGTTATTCCCGGCACGACCGGTGATGTATCCCTGTTGCTGGTTACTGTCGTAGATGTCAGGCATCTGAATGACGCTTCCAACCTGAATGATTCCATCCTCAAACACTTTGGCGTTCATCTTCACCCTGGAGTAGATCAGGCGTTTAGTTTCGCGCAGCGCGCGCTCCCGTGCCTGGTACTCGTTACGAAAACCGACGATCTCCAGTTTGTTCGGGTTCTCAGCTTCCTGCTCGACGATAGAGCCGTTCAGCACGCGGTAGTTGATGTACGTCTTGTTGTTCGTGGTTGGGTGAACGTAGGACACCTGCACGCCGTCATAACCGCCTGGAAGAGTGGCCTCGTACGTCATTTTGTACTCGTCAGTCTTCATGTTGGCCCGATTGAATACGGCCGCCGGGTAGTCAACCTTCTGATCGCGGGTAAACGTCAGCACACCGTCGTCCCAGTACGCAATTACAGACGCTGCATTGCAGATCGCCTGCACACGGTCACCGAGAGAGTCGTTCTCGTCGTCGAACGTGTAATCGAAATAACCCAGGCGCTCATCAGGCAGGCTTTCTGCGAGTGAGTACAGCCCGTAAAGGTCAATGCTGCTAACGGGCTGCTCACCCATAATCAGCCATGTGTGAGCTACCGCATCAGCAAACGATCGCGACGGCCGCAGCGTGTAATCCACCGCCTGTGTGTCAAGGTCGTACGTGATGGTGTGGCGCGTCACCAGCGCGTTATATTTGCGCTCGCGGCTGCCAAGAGCGTTCTCGGTCGCCCTCACCTTCACCCGTACCAGCGTGTCGGTCGGGTGAACGACATTCGTACGGATGTTGATGCTGTGGATCTCTTCGACCTTCAGCAGTGATGCGTCGCCGGAGTTGTCCGTGCGCTGGAAGCTGACCGCGTACTTCCCGAAGCCACCGGTCGGCGTGATTTTGTCGGTGCGGTAGAACACTTCGCTGGTCGACTGGTGCGGCGTCGTCTGCCTGTACGTGAAGGTCTGCTGCGTGCCCGGAACCTGGTTGTAGTCGTCGTCGATTTTCCAGATGACAACTTTCCAGTTCGTCTCTTTCTTCCCGCCCAGGCTGGATTGCGTATGCAACCACAGCTGCGTCGACTCGACCGGGGAGAAGAACGGGCCGACCACCAGTGCCTCATTGTCGTTGAGGATGAACTTCGTGGTGTTGATCGTGGCATTCGCCGGGATATCCTGCGGCCCCTCCAGCTGGTTCATCGTAAACGTGTACCAGCGCACCGGATTCACCACTGCACCGTCGTTAGTTTCAACGGCGGAGATCAGCGTGCCTGAGAATGTCGCGTCAGTGGTAACGCTGCCGGATGCAGTGCTGTATGTCACGTTGATGGTGAAAGTCACAGCGTGCGGCAGAATCAGGCCCATGAAGTAATCGAACTCGGCCTGCTTTTTGATTTTCATCGCAATCTGGCCGCCGGAATACGTGCCGCTGACTACAGTGGTTGCCGTTGCTGTTTCGACAGGGAAATCGCTGGCTTCGTTTTGCCCGGGAACCTCCTGACCGTCAACGTCATCGAACCCGTAGCCCTCTACGATCTGAGGGATTACCTCGCCAGGCTGGAAGAACTGGAATTCAGCACCGGCCAAAGAGCCAAGACTCGATTCTGAGTAGCGAACAGACTCGTAATCGTATTTGCCGATCCCGACGCACATCCACTCGGTGACGTACTTCAGGCCGCCATCCGTAGACGTCTGGTGAACGTATTCGAAAACCGATTCCTGGATCAGGTCCGGAAACGAACGAATCTGGCCGTAGATGTCCGGCTTTGCCTTGTAAACACGCGCAGTGTTTGTCTGACCGGTCAGGCTATTGTTCGGCGAGTCGACGGTATTACCGCCGTTGTTGGCGATGGCTGGCTTCGGCGCCAGGAACGAAAATACCTGCCCCACCACTTTAAAGATCGGGCTCAGGATGTCCCCGACGATACCCTTTGGCTGGTCGAAAATCTGGACGTTGTCCAGTTCGCTCAGTTCAAACGCCAGTTCGTCGTCATCACCCAACTTTACGCCGTTGCGGACGATCAGTAGATCGCGGTGAAAGGTAGCGTCATTGGCCGCAAGCCAGTCATAAAAAAGGGTGCCATTTGGCACCCTGTAGCGTTCTTTTGGCGTTCCCGGGAAACGCTGGAGTTCAATCAACGCCATACGAAAAATACTCCACCTTTGTAAATGCCCGCTGAATGACCAGCAACGAGTCCATGCGTACGCTTCCGTTCTCGCCACGCGAGTGCAGTGCCTGCCTGTTCAGCACCAGACCAACATGTGCCGGTTGCGCGCCGCGATACCCGACGAATATCCCGCCCTCGACCGGCTTATCGACCGGGCGCCAGAAAACAACATCACCCTGATAGCAGGTGAAGAAGTCCTCACCGGCTTCGTAGTCCGGCGTCTGGTGCAGCTCAATTCCGAGAACGTGCCGGTAATACAGCACGCACAAGCCCCAGCAATCCACCTTCTCGAACGAGCAGGCCCGGTTAGCCCACGGCACGCCGATAAACCGCCGGATAAATTCATCTTTAGTCATGCGCGTGCCTTATAGGTACTGGAGTCCAGTGTATTCGCGGGGATCGTATAATTTTCCAATATTATTATTGAGCGGGTTGGTCACAGACAGAGTGACCGATGCGGCGTCGGCGTCGATGTCGACCGTTTTGACGTAGAGCTGCCAGGACTTAATCGGTACCGACACGTCGCCGCTGTCGAAGATCTGCCTGGTGGCCGTGATGGCCGTCAGACGGGCCGTTCCCTTCCACTGCTTCATCAGCGCTTTGATATCCGACGACAGCCGCCCAAGCTTCACCGTCGCGTCTATCACCGGCGTTCCGCTCTGCTGACTCTCTTCGATTTCAAAGCGCGCTGGCGTGTACGTCTGGCCGCCAAGGGTCTTCGGGAAGAACTGCTTATCGACCAGGCGCACATAGCCAAAGGATGGATGGTAGAACGTGATGGTGTCGTACAGACCGCGCGTCGGGCGCTGCTGTTTATACTCCCTGAAGCTCGGCATTACGGCATCCTCGGTAGTGATTCCGGATCGCGCCCATCCGGATAACCAGTGACAACGATATCCAGCCACGAATCCCACGGCGGCGGCAGCTCAACAATGATGTCGTCGAATTCGTCGTCGGCGTTGTAGAGGTGGTTCGCAATAACGGTCCCCGTCCAGGTCACCACCCCGCCGTCGATACTGGTTTGCACCGGCATCTGCGTAAAATGAAGCTCCTGCAATTGCAGGCCACTACCACCCAGGTTGATATTCATCCGGAACCAGTTCAGGCCACGGTTGAGATAGTTCGGGCTGCGCAACCATTGCTGGAATGCGCGCTCCTGCGCCAGCGTGAATATCCACGTAAGTGACCAGGTCACCTTCAGGTCGTCGGTTTGATTCTCGAAGATAGCCGGGCCGACCGCTGGCTGATCGGTCTGGAACCCGGTATCGAGCGTCATGTTTTTGCTGGCCTTCTGCGCCAGCGGCAGCCAGTCGGGATAGTCGATAATTGGCATCAGCCCTGCCCCCTTGGCGTGCGTTTGACGTTGAAGTTGGTGGTTATCCCCTGGCTCATTGGCCCACCATTATTCAGATCGGCTATGACCATATCGATGGTAAGACCTCCACTGCCATCAGAGCTTGCCTGCGCATCCACTGATGAACCGTTATAGTTCTGAACGTTTAAAACAACGTTTATTCCTCCGCTGCCTTGCATATCCTTATTGCTGATCACCTTGCCGTTGTCGCCCGGAATCATGTACTGCTTTCCGGTGCTGGCCTGGTAAATCTCAGGCATGCCGCCTTCGCCGACCTGATACATCCCGCCAGCCGATACAGGGCCGCCATTCTTACGCTTGCCGAGCAAGTTAGCGCCAATAACGCCCGCTACCGCGCCGAGACCGATCGCCGCCGCCGTACCCATTGAGGCTATTGAGGAAAGGATCGCCGCCGGGGTCCATGCCGCCGCCACTGTCCCAGCTGCAGCAACACTCGTCGCCGTCTGAACACCAGTCGCTGCAGTCTGAACTGCCGTTACGGTTCCAATGGCCGATGTCTGTGCCGCCGATCCCATAATTGCTGACTTGACCCACTCCACGCCCATTTGCACGAAGGTATTAACCAGGCTGTTGAGAACCGTGCTACCAAGAGAGCGCATTGCATCACTGGCCGTCATGCTACCGGTGATAATTCCCGTTAACGCGTTGGAAGCATTTCCTGCCAGCGCGTCGATTGAAGCAGCCAGCGCTTCCGTCCCGGCATTTTGGTTTCTGAATATCTCCCATTGAGCTGCAATCCTCTCCTGCTCATACTTCCTGTTGGCCGCATTCGTCAGTTCAAGGCCTCGCTGGGTTAGCTGCCCCTTCTGGCTTTCAAACTGCTGGATTAACGCCAACTCTTGAGCGTGCTGGTTAGCAAGCCTCTGAACCGGATCTACCTCACCCTTAGCGGACTGCTGCGGGGTTACAACCTGTTGAGCTCGTATCTTCGCCAAATTCGCCTGATGATTGGCCTCAAGCCGCTCAGCAGTTTTGTCGTACTGCTCCTGGCTAATCTTCTTGGCCGCCAAAGCGGTTTTCAGGTCATCAACATCCTGCTTATAGCTGGCGTTTTCGCGCGCTTCTGGTAGAAGCTTCTGCGCGGCTGCCTCGGCCTTGATGGCATTGGCCGTATCCCATTTCTCTGCAGCATACTGACGGGCTTGTGCGATCTGGGCCTGAGTTGCGCCTTTCCCAAGAGATTGTTCGGCATTAAGCATGGCCTGCTCTCTGCTGAGTTCTTGAGTTGACCCCGCCGCCAGTTCGGCTTGCTGCTTCAGGTTCGCCAGCTTCTGAGCAACAGATTCAGCAGAAGACGCTGATTTTTTCCCCTGTTGCTCACTCTCTTGTTGAGCTTTTTTTCTGGCTTCTTCGGCCTTTTGCAGGTCGTAGTTTTCTCCAGCAAGCTTTCCAGCTGATGATATCTGATTCTTGTTATCAGTTACCTTGGCGGCTTGCATTTGAGCTTTAACAACGGCTCTTTGTCGCTCATCCTGAATTTTAAGAAGTTCGTTTTGCTCCTCAAGATTGAGGATGAGCTTATCGCCCTCTTTCGTGGCCGGAGAAATTTGCAGTGCTTTCGGATCAAAATTCTTCCCTGCCTGATTGGCCCGGTTTATTTCATCAGCTGTATCACCAAAGGCTTTCGCTACCGCACCCTGAACTTGCTCGAGAGACCAGGATTTTTCGATGAGTTGATCATGAACGCCCATCGCCGTAAGCATGTTGTTCGTGAGTGTGCGTGTCGCCTCTGACGCAGTTTCTTCTGTCCGGGATAATTTATCCTTTGCGGCCTCAAGATCTCGCGTCTTACGCGCCAGTTCATCAGACACCTCCGCCTGTTGACGGGCGAAATCAGCACCTTGCCCCATAGATTCAGCAACTTCCTGCGCTGCCGGGGTAAAGTTCTGATATCTGTCTCTCAGCGAGTCAACTTCACTCTGCAGATCTGCTACATCCTCTTTCTGAGCTCGAATAGAATTATTGGCATCTGCAATAGCCCCACGCAGCTGCGTGTTCGACATTGCATTCATGGCGGCGTTGAGCTTATCCAGACCATCGGCGAAGGCGATAGCCTCCTCTTTTGCCTGTTGAGCTTTCTGCCAGAAATAGAAGATAGCTCCGGCAGCAAGCATAGCCGCCCCCGCTGGACCACCTATGAGGGCAAGAGCATTACGAGCAAGACCAATACCAACAGATGCTGCACGTGCCGCTGCCGCCGCTCTTGCTGATGCGGCAGCCTGGACTGTTTCAGCCTCAGCAAGAGCGAGAGATACGGTGGTCGCCCGAGTTTTTGCAGCTATTAGGGCATCAAGCGCTAACATTTCAGCAGCGCTACCTTTTGCCAC